AGATATAGTTAAAGATGAAATGACTCAACAATCTCGCGTTGGTGGAGTGAATAGTCAAATAAGAAGGACTAAATAAAGTGTATTAAAGTAAAAGGATTAAGGCATGGCAGTTCAAAATATATTTTTTCCATATTCAAGTTCAGCAAATTACAAGAAATTCGATGTAATTAGAGGGACTTCGGTTTCTGATGCATATTATTTTTATGCAACTCAGGATTCATCGAATCAAAATCCAAATTCAATCTTTTCATATAATGTAACTTCTTACGTTACAGATGATAATAAAACTACGGTTTTTTTTACAAAAACTGGTCTTGGTACTAATCTTGGTCCTAATTTCGCCGCAGGATCTTTGATAGCTGTTTCGGCAACATTTTTGGGAGAAGCTAATTTTACTGGAATGGCGATAAATGGTGGATCAGGTTTTGTAGAATTTATAAATGAAAGGCAATATGGTAATGGAGGGGCTGGAGGCTTAGTAAAAACTTCACTTAGTCATTCTTGGACAAGTGGTTTTATGTTTATTCCATCTTATTCTTCATCGCAAGAAATAAAAGCAAGAAAAAATGAAGCTAAATTTGGTGATGGATATTCTCAAAGACAAAGAGACGGATTAAATAGCGTAAATTATAATTGGAGATTAAACTTTGAAAATAGAAGTGATAGAGAAGCTAGAGCTATATCTACTTTTGTGGAAGACAAAGCTGGTATAGAATGGTTTAATTTACTTATGCCAGTAAATAACTTGACAAATAATCCAAGTAATAGGTATATTGCTGACTCAGCACAAATAACAACCAATTCATACAACTTAAACACAATATCTGTTGATATACAACAAGTATTCGATATATGAGTAAAACAGTAACAAATCTAGAAGCAACAAAATTTAATCCAAGCGCATTATTGTCTTTGTACGAATTAGATGCATCAAGTTTAGGAGGTCCGATTTTACGTTTTCATGATGGATCTTCAAATAATTATAAAAATATAACTTTCAATGGAATTGAATATACTGCTTTTCCGGTATTCCTAGAGGGATTTGAATACGATGGAAAAGGGTCTTTGCCTAGACCGAAACTTAGAGCGGCTAATATAAATGGTTTCGTTTCTTATTACATACTTAATGGAAATAATTTAATAGGAGCTAAATTTTCAAGAAAAAGAGTTTTTTCTAGATTTATAGATGCTGTAAATTTTGATAATGAAATAAATCCTTATGGCCTAGCAGATCCAGAAGCAGCTTATGCTGATGATATATTTTTCATAAATAGAAAAATAACAGAAAATAAAGATTATGTTGAATTTGAACTAACAACTGCATTAGAAATAGATAATGTAAAAATTCCAAATAGAATGGTTTTTGCTCGTATATGTGGCTTTAAATATAGAGATTCTTCGTGTGGATATACTGGCGATCCAGTTGCTGATAGAAATAATAAAGCTATGACTGGAGGTGCTGGAACTTATGGCTTTACACTTATTCCTAGAGGAGAATATAATGAATCTTTTACTTATAATTTAGGACACTTTGTTTCATTAACAAGTACGTTAAAAGAAACTTTAGGAGAAAAAATTTTTTATGTTGCTAATCAAAATGGCATAATTGGAATTGAAAACGGTCCAATAAAATCTCCTGGCAAATGGGTTGCTGATTTTTGTTCAAAAAATATTGGAGGATGTAAAAAAAGATATCCATCGCCACAAGTTTTAAAATTTGGTGGATTTCCTGGCGTTGCAAGAGGACCATATGTAATATGACAAGTAAAATTTATCAGGAGATTATTACTCAAGCTGAATCTTCCGATGAAGAAATCGGTGGCTTTATTTATCTTGAAGGATCTCAAGCAAAAATAGAAAAGTGTGAAAATATCGCATTAGATAAGAAAAATTTTTTTGAAGTATCTGCTGATGATTATATTAAAAACTCAAAAAGAGATTTGTACGCTATTTATCATTCTCATGTAGATTCGGACTCTAATTTTAGCGAACAAGATTTAGAAGTATCTGAAGAATCATGCTTACCTATTTACGTTTATTCAAAACTTGATAAAAAAATCAATTCTTATATTCCTTTATCTTATGATTATGGAGATTTTCAAGGTAGAAAATATATACGGGGATTTAATGACTGTCATAGTTTGATTAGAGATTTCTATAAAAAAGAAAAAAATATTTTATTACCTGATTGCATAAGAGACGAATCATTTAGAGAAAATAATTTTACCATAGTCATCGAAGAAATGAATAAATTTTTTGAAAAAATTGATGATTTTAAGTTTGGTGACTTGTTTGTATTTTCGCAAAAAGGTAATGAAAAACATCTAGCAGTTTATTATGGTGATGGGAAAATTCTTCATCATTGCATAGGAAGACTTTCTGCGATAGAGGAAATAGGAATTTTAGGTAAAAATTTTATTGGAGGTTATAGATTAAAATGAATGAACTTGTAAATATCCATTTAGGTGGAAAATTAGGCAAAATTTTCGGAAAACTCTGGAAACTCGATGTTTCTAGCCCAGCAGAAGCAATAAGGGCTATTTGTATAAATACGGACGGTAAATTTCGGGAGTATTTCGAGACAGAAGGTAGAAATAAGCATTATAAAGTATGCGTTGGTAATAAAAAAAATAGTTTATCTATAGACGAAATAAAGGGAAAAACTGGAAAATCAGATATATATATTATACCAGTAGTAAAAATGTCTGGAGGTGGGGGACTTCTTCAATTAATTATTGGAATAGTTCTTATAGTAGCGGTAGTTGCTACTGGTGGACTCGCCGCTGCTGCTTTTGGTTCGTTTACAGGGCCAATGCTTTATGCTGGTGTCGCTATGGCTCTTGGTGGTATAGTAACAATGCTTACACCTGTGCCAAAAATGAATGGTGGTAATGGTGCGGGCGATGAGAGAACGTCAAGTACTTTTCAAGGGAACGCTACAACAATAAGTCAAAATACTCCTGTAGGTTTAATTTATGGAAGAATTGTAATTGCACCTTTGCCTATTGCTTTATCTCTTGATAATTATCCGCAAGACAATAAAAATAAAGCTAATATCACAATACCCATTGCAATAGAAAATCCAGATGGATCATTCTATTATTCTTACGCTTAAGGTTTAGCATTTAATATTTAACATTTAAAAAATTATGGGATTTGGAACAGAAAACAAACCACCTAGAGCCCCTAGACCGGGTTACATGTGGAAGTGGACAAACGATACGTGGGTTGAAATTGTAGATCCAAAAAGCCAAGTGTACACAAGCTTTGTATCTAACGCTGGATCATATTCAAATCTAACTAGCACAAATAGCCAAGCCGGATTCGTAAACCAATTATTTACCGCAGAGGTTCAATCAACGCTTCTATCTAGATCTGTATATAAGATAACAGATCTAATAGGAGAAGGTCCGATAAGTGGCTTTTTTCCTAATACTGGAGCTTATGGAAAAGATCCCCTTACATCAACTTACTTTGATGGCGTTAGGGTAAGAAACTTCGATGGAAGTTATAACTTTAATTTAACAGGAATAGCTGAAAAAGATGGAGATGACGCTTTTGAATTTAATTATACATTAGGAACACCAAATCAACCAGAAATTACTGGTTATAGTAAAAACGAAACCTTTATAGCACTCCCTTCTAATACAAGGGTTTCAAAAATGCCCAAAGGTGTAGGTGGATCAAAAGATTTAGTAGTAAATCTTCTAAAGAAAGAATTTCCAGATACAGTTGGACTTAAAATAACTTTTAAAGTTCCAGCTTTATTTAGCATGGCTGATGATGGAAAAAAGTCTGGACTTCAAATATTATTTTCTATAAAAGGATCTAAGGATGACGGTCCAGAATTTGATATACTTCCATCGAGAATGGTATCAATATACAATGCTTCAACTAAAGCAAGAGAAGAAGTTTCAAAAAAATTTGGAGCAATAGTTGGACTTGCAAATTCTACGTATTTAACAACAAGAAATATATTTCATATTTCACTAGCGGAAAAATGGACAACTTATAAAATAAGAATAGTAAGAGAAAGTGAAAATTCAGTAAGTGAAAGAAATCCAAGTGAATTGTATGTTGAATCAATTGCTGTAATAGGAAATAATAGATATTCATATCCAAGTTCCGTTTTAACAGCGATGAGTATCAATAGTGATAACTTTTCTCAAATACCAGCAAGAGCTTATGATGTGCTCGGACTTTTAGTATCTATTCCAGAGGGCTATACTCCACCAAGAATAAATGGAAATGGGAGTTACTCTTCCGCAATATATCCTGCTATCTGGACTGGAACTTTTTCAAGTCAAAAGCAGTGGACAAATAATCCAGCATGGATATTTTACGATATAATTACTAATAAAAGATATGGCCTTGGAAATTATTTAAGTGAAGATTTAATAGATAAATGGGCTGTTTATGAAATAGCTAAATTTTGTGATGAAATGGTTAGTGATGGAAAAGGTGGAACAGAACCAAGATTTACATGTAACGCTGTAATTCAAGGTGCCAAGGCAGCATATGATTTATTGCAAGATTTAGTTTCTATTTTCCAAGGAATGACATATTGGGGAAATGGAAAAATATGGGTAAATACATCTAAGACATATCCTACTGTTTATAATTTTACAAATGCAAACGTAATAGACGGAAGATTTTTATATTCTGATACAGCAAGAAATACAAGATCTACTGTAATAAAGGTAAAATGGAGAGATCCAGATTTACTATATAGAGAAGATATAGTC